GAGTATTTTGCCCAAGCGTTTCCACATTCACTGGTTGTCAGCATAGGCTCTCCTCACTTGACCCCAGGTGGGCAAGGGTTACAGTGGTTTTCCGTGAGCGGTGTGACGGAAGAGAATCGCATTGAGCGCGTTAATGAAGCGATGCCACAGTTTATTGATATTGTGCGGTATTGGCAGCGAGTTGCTGATGTGAATCCAGCTGCAACTGCGTTAGTTGGCTTCTCGCAAGGCGCTATCATGGCTTTAGAAGCCGTGAAAGCCGTACCTAATTTAGCGGGAAGGGTCGTGTCGTTTAGCGGTCGCTTTGCAGCATTACCGGAAAAAGATTTGGGCGATACCGTCGTGCATATGATCCATGGTAGCGAAGATCGGGTGATTGCCATTGAGCATGCGCAACACGCGGCTGAAAAAATGCGTGAGCAGGGCTCCGATTTTACTTTGGATATCGAGACGATTGGTCATGCGATTGATCAAAATATGATGGATTTAGCGCTTGAGCGTTTACGTGCATATATCCCCCTGCGCTACTGGGATGAAGCTATAAGCGGGAAACGCGGCGATCTGATTGCGTTTAAATGATCATTTAGTAGATAAACAAAGGGCAACGCAAGTTGCCCTTTGTTATATGAAGAGAAGAGCGGCGGCTTATTGTTTTTTTGGCCAGTCGTCGTCCTTGTCCCATTCTGCGTTATTATCACGATGCGGAGGCAATTCAGGTTTATTGCTCAAAAAACTTTTGTGGTCAACTTTGAGCAAAGCTTTCATCCCATTCCAGACCATCCCAATCAAAACTAGTAGAATTATCCACCAGTAGTCGGCTAACCATTGCATAGTTATCACCTTTTAAAATCATTATTAATCAATTGGTTAAAATGCAAAGGTCATTATTAGTCAAAATTAAATCATAATCAGGTGGCGACTTTAACCCATTCACTACCACGATTATCTTGATATTTTGCTGTCATCACTGCTGACTTATGGCCTAGCAACCGTTGGGCAAACTCCGTCCCTTTCTCTTCAGTATACAGCCTTGCGGACAGACTTCGTAATTCATGAAAACTAGGCGGTTCTTTTTCCCACAGGATGCCGGATAGTTCTCTCGCTTTAGCAAATCCTCTCGCCATCGTTGTCGTTGTCAATTGAGTCCCAGTTTGCGAACAGATGATGTTATCGAATCTTCCAAACAACACTTTACAGCGATCAACCGTATCCTTTAGGCTAACTCCAATTGCATCGAGAGTTAGGCTCAAGTCAATAACAAGTTTATTCCCCGTCTTTTTCTGCTCAATCCACAACATCCCATCACGAATATCTTTCCATTTTATCTTACTGATATCACTCACTCGCTGCCCCGTCATTAGCGCTAATTCGATGCTAAGCGGGATCCAAGGCTGAAGGGCAAGAGAACAGCAGTAGATTTCTTTGTACTCGGAAAGAGATAAGCGCGACCTCTTAATCTCTGATCGCGGGTTCCTCGTTGCTTCTACAGGGTTGTTTGTAATATGACCATCAGCAATCGCTTCTCTAAAAATGTCCAGTAATGCAATACGCATTAACTTAGCCGTCGTTGTTTTTCCGTCTGCTGAGTATGAGGCCAGTATGGAAGCAATGTCCTTTGTCGTAATGCTCTCAACTGGAACGTTATCGATGATAGTTCGTAAGATGCGTATCTTTCCGTTGTACTCTTTCAATGTTTTGGGCTTTAGCCCTCGACTATCTATAACTTTAGAATAATGGTCTAGCCAGTCATGAAAGAGCATTGAAGCTTCAGTGGACAACCTATCGACAAGCCTAGTTGATACACTATCCATTAGCTGAAGATTGGCCTCGATAGCCTGATTTACTGCATCACGCTTTATCTTTCCAAGTCCGTATTCCTTACCCGTCCGTGGGTCTCGGTAGCAGTAATATCCGTTATTTCTGACGTACAGATTTGGAGGCAGATCGCGGCGAGTGTGACTTCTGTTCCGTGCCATTTTTAATTCTCATCAGAAGAGTGCCGGATGATTTTGTTGGCTGAGCATTAACGCGTTTTTCTGCGTCCTCGCGAACAAAGTATTGATGACCATCAAATATTGGCGGCGGCCATATCTGACCATTCCGAGCCCAGCGGCGTATTGTTTCCATATTTTTTGGTTTGGAAAGTGTTTTGTTCCATTGCTCAAGTGTTAGCATCTATTTATCCTTATCCGTCACTTTCATGCAGTAGTAAGACAGCACCATCCACGGCTTAAACCTGCAGCATAGTGGCGCTATCTTTGCTGAATGCTTATCGAGTAACTGGCGGTATGTGAGGTTGTTTTTTTGCTGCGGAGTTCGGTGAGAAGGATTCTTGCTACATTTCTTATCGCGTTGTCTTGTTCTGCTGTCATGTCACGCTGCATTCCCCCACACTTTGGATAAATCTCTAGGCCGCATCATCGATGTAGCCACATATGATTTTTCTCGGTTGATAATCTCGATGAAGAATTTCTCTTCGCTAACTTTGATTGTGTACGTGACGCCTTTCTTGGTTGGCCCGTAGTCGCCGTACTTTTCCTGATGCTGATTTAAAGCTGCTTTCATAGCTGCTCTTTCTGTACGCTCTGGATTACCCTTGATGATGTGTCTCATGCATCCTCCGGCAATAAAAAAGCCGCTGGTTAGGCGGCTATTAATCTTGGTTAACTGGTAAGCACATCAGAACGCATTCCGTTTATCTTCATGCTTAAATGCCCATGCTCTAAATGCTTTGCGAAAATCACCTTTGGTCATGCGCTGCCCACGCTCTGCATTGTGTTTAGGATTACGGCGGCGTTTAGGATTACGAGTGAGAAGCGAGCTAATAGCATCCTCTTTGTTCAGCCATACGCCAGCCACGCCTTCAACCCCATGCTGAACCATGACAACTGGTTTAACTCGCTCTGGGTGATTCCAATATTCTGGCTCGCTAAATGTCGCAAGACGGAGAGCGGTTCTCAGATTATTGGCTTTATCTGTGGGCTTCAAGTGACGCAGATAATTGGCACCTTTGCGATACTTGCTCATCTACTTCTACTCCTGTGCTGTGGTTGCGACTTATTTTGCCAGCCGCGCTGCTTCGCGAAAGTCCCAATCTTCACGATGTGCAATCTCAATTACGCTTCTTACGGAGTGCTCAATCATGATATCTAGCTCTTTGCTGATACTGTGCATCATTGCCTACAACTGCTAATAAAATCCGCTCGCCAATCCAACGCATTACCGGTACAGCCATAGAATTACCGATCGCTTTGTAGCGAGGGCCATCAACAGCTCTTCCGCAGCATTCTTCAAAAGTAAGATTGCCGCCGCGCATAAGATATTTTGCGAAATCGCGGTCCATTTTCTCGGGGCGAACTTTGCGGCCGTAGGGAACAAGAGTGTGATCATCAGGAAAACCCTGCAGTCGTTCACACTCTCTCGGTGTTAAGCGGCGAACTTTCATGTTATGCATAACACCATGCTGATCTGATTTCGTTAGCGTATATCCTGTTTCAATGCTGTATCCCGTACCATTTCCGCCATTTTCCGGTGCACGTCCAATTGTGTTGCCTGCGATAGCAATCGCAGGGGGGCTAAGGGCATATGTATCTAAGTCCTCCGCCATACTGTCATTAGCTTTCCCTAGTAGAGATCTACTCACGTCTAAATAAGCTATAGCAGGTGGTGCCCCCGCATTTTGATTGCTACTAAGACTGTTGCTTGCTCTGATTGTGGGGGACATATCTATCAATGCGTCACCACCATAATCTTTACTGTTAAAAGCGATAGCAGGGTGCTGACTAGCCTGTAATGTGCCAGTGCAATGTTCATCTGCGCCCAGCGTTGAAGATGTATTACCAGCCGCTTGCCAGTTAAATGCGATAGAAGTAGCCGGTACAAATAATGAAGCGCCGCCGTTAATATGCTGGTCTTCCAATCCAAGCTTTGTTCCAAAAGCGGCATTAAGAGTGCATGCAATATCTGCTGGCCATTTCTGAGCAACAAGGGCACTCCCGCGCTGGCTAAATACCTCTTGATTACTTGAGCCAATACCACCAACGTTGTTGGATTGGTTCAGTGTTGGATGCGGGTTTAGCTCTGAGTCCCAATGACTACCGACTTTAGTGCTTGCTCCAAGAGTGGCGGTAAGGCTCGCCCCCGTTTCTCGGCTCGGCGGAGTATCCCTGCGCACGCCTTCTCGCTCAAAAAGTATCTTTGCGGGATCAATATCCGTTCTAGCACTTGCGACAACGAACACACGGCGGCGTCGTTGGGCCACTCCGAGATATTGGGCATCAATAATCCTCCACGCGATTGTTCTTTTGGGTCCATGCACAACACCAGCGTTCGTCCATTTTTTCCCTGGTGAGACCAACTCACAGTCCTCGCCGGACAGGAGTCCAAGAAACGCTCCGAAGGCGTTATCTTTGGACGAGAGGACGCCAGGTACATTTTCCCAAACGAAGATGGCTGGTTTTTTTCCATCTTCTGTTCTTGTTTCGTCAATTGCATCAGCTAACTCCACGTATGAAATAGTAAGTTGACCACGAGGGTCGGAGAGGCCAGCGCGAGCACCAGCGACTGAAAATGCCTGACACGGAGTGCCACCAACCCCGATATCAGGAGCTTCAATTTCTCGAGCACGAACTGCTTCCGCTATCTTTGTCATATCGCCGAGGTTAGGAACATCAGGCCAGTGATAAGCCAGCACAGCGGATGTGAATTTCTCAATCTCTGAAAACCATGCTGGAACTAGACCTAGCGGCTCCCATGCAACACTAGCGGCTTCGATTCCGCTACAAACTGAACCGTATTTCAGTCTTGGTAGGTTGTTCATGAATATCTCCTATGCGGCTATGCTTAGCGCAGAAATAGCCGCGTCGATATCAACGTCAGGCTTTAGTCGGTAGATAGTTCCACCAAGATTCACATTCCCCCATGGCTCCGCGTCCAGATATGCTCTAATGCGGCCAATGTGGTTGTATTGGATGTGAGTGGATTCAAGAAAATTTCGCCATGTGTAATATGGCTCGTGATAATTCAGCGTCACCCCGCCAGTAGCACCACCGCCCAATAGCTTGCCGCCCACGGAGTTAAGCGCTCTGTGGAATTCGGTGATGTTATTGTCGGGGTGCTGGCTGAGGACGCGCAGGATGTTCTGCGGCGTCATGGTGGTTACCTGTTAGAAGGGAATGTCTGAGTCAAAGTCCATTGGAGGCTCTTCGTTGCGCTGCGGTGCTTGCTGCCCGCTTTGCTGTGGCGCTCTGTTCTGTGCCGGCTTGGATGATGGATCCTGCTTACCGCCGAGCATCTGCATAGTGCCGCCGATGTTGACGTGAATTTCTGTTGTGTATTTCTCGACTCCGGCCTGATCAGTCCATTTGCGAGTGGTCAGCTTACCTTCGACATAGACCTGAGAGCCTTTACGCAGATATTCCCCCGCGACCTCGGCTAGCTTTCCGAATAGCACTACACGATGCCACTCAGTTTTTTCCTTCTGCTCACCAGTCTGCTTGTCTCGCCAGCTCTCTGATGTGGCCAGCGTGATGTTTGCCACTGCGCCTCCGTTAGGCATGTATCGAACTTCTGGATCATTCCCCAAATTCCCGACAAGGATTACTTTATTTACGCCTCTGCTCGCCATTACGCGGCCTCCAATTCTTCTTTTCTGATAGTAAATACATCAGTCAATTTAGACTGGTGATCGGGACTGCTAACCAATGCCTTGAATGACCAGTTATATGCTGTTGTTAGCTCAGGTAATGCCATACTGCGAGCGGCCTCGGTGAAGCGCGACAAAATATCGTCAGGGGAGGGCTCTTTCTTTTTCTCGGCAACTGGTTTCTGCGCTGGAAGAGCCCATGATGGTAATGCTGGCGGTGACCAATAGAACTGTGTTCCATCCTTCAGTTTTGCTCTGTTCCATCCTTGAATCTTTTCTGCTGATGCCTGAGCAAATCCTTCTTCTAAATTGTATAGGTATCGACCGATACCCCACTGCACAGCCGCTCGCTTCATGGCTCCTGAACGACCACCCTTTACAGACTCGACCTGAGTGTTCTCGGCGGCGTCCCACTTGGTGATCCACTCACCATCAATCTTGATTGAGATGCCACACTCAACGCCGCCATTATTCGGAATATCACGATATTCATTTCTCCATGCTGCTTTACCGCACACATCATCAAGTCGCTTCATGATGGCTCGGTTCGTTACGTAGCAGAGAACCATCGCCCATATTTTCCCTGCGTTAGTCTTACCGCTTTGTTGAATTCGCCATTCGATATCCTCTGGCGCAAAAGGGTGATCAAGTTCTTCCAGATTCATGACATGCTCCCACTGCTGAGTTAATGGTTCCCATCATTTCAGCTAAGAACTTATCTCGCTGAAGTTTGGCTCTACTGCGAACCTGCTCGACTAACTCGCCTTTAACACCCATATGGTCAAGAGCCATGATGGCTAGCTCCTCTGAGCTAATAGTTCCGTTTTTCAGCATGAAACGAACCTGATTTAATGAGTCGAGGTGTGCCTGAGATTGGCGCTGGTTTTTTAGGATTTCATCTATCATGCTGCCGCCTGTTTTTCGCTAACGCTGTAACCGAGCTCGTTCAAGTATTCGAAAACGGCTGCCATATCGAGTTGAGTCATAATCTCTTTCGTATCTGTCTCACCGAAGAGAGCGGCATTTTCAGCAATCACTCGCATTTCTCCGGCTCGGTCACCGCATCGCGTGGTGACATTGCTGCATAAAAATTGAAGTTTCATGGTCTACCTTCCTGTCTCAACATATCGACTAGTTTGTCTAACCAGCTTTTACGAGGTGGTGGGGTGAAGCTGGCAGAAGTAAGAATGTTTTCTTTGTGATGCTGCATGCGAAGAAGATGATTTGTTGTGGTAGCACCCATGACGGTGCCACCCGCGATAGCTAATTCCATCGTGAGTACTCCTGTTTGATTGTTGGTTTCATTGCAAAACGCCTACGCTTTGCGATGAATTAGTTTGTTTAGATGAGGTATATCAACGCTTTCTGAACGGTCGGTATAAGCACAGAATCGGTGGGGAGATTAGTTGGTATGATTGCCGCCTATCCTAGAAGACTTGTCATATATGGACATATGAGCTTTCCCGACTTGAACATGCCACCCCCGCTCAAGTCGGGATTTTTTTTGCCTGAAACTTTTTAAAAAAGCTTCTTATTAAGGGTAAAGCGCTTCATCTAACCAGAAACGACCGGTTATGAGTGGGATCATTCACTGCAGCTACTCCGTTAATACGTGTCACTAGTAATTGGCTATTGATAGGAGTTGTTTAGACCCTGTATATCAACGTTTTATGAACGTTCGGCATAGGCGTGGAATCAGTGTGGATATTAGTTGGTATAATTGCCGCTCACCCAAGAAGTGAACTTTGACTTGTCATACCGCCATATATGACTTTTACGACCTGATACCCTTAACCCGCATCAGGTCTTTTTTTGCCTGAAATTTGGGTATATAAAATCCCCTAACGAGAGGGGAACGATGTCAGCAAACCAGAGCAATCAGATTATGAGAAGGATCGCTCACAGCAAGTACTCAGTGAATACCTATATCGCAATGAATTATTTATAAATGATGTTTAGTTTAGGTATATCAACGTTTTATGAACGGTTGGTGTAAGCGCAAAATCGGTGATGGATTCGTTGGTATGATTGTTTCTCTGCCAAAGAAGTGAAGTTATATGTGAACTTTGCCTTGTCATATACGGACGTATGAGTTTCCGACTTGATGTTTACAGCATTCACATCAAGTCGGATTTTTTTTGCATGAAATCTGGGTATAAAAAAGGCCGCCTTAGCGACCTGTGATTGTTTGTTGCCTGCTTTTATCCACATCAGGCGAGGTGGTTCCTAACTTTCCTCAGTCAAGGAAAACTGATATTTTTAATACTCTAACGTTACAAATAATGGAGATAAGATGCCTAAATTTACTTCTGAAGAACTAGCAATTAGCTATATGACTCAAATTAATAGCTCATTATCCGTAAAGGAATTCTTTAAAAAATTACTTGAAGTCGAGAATGAATTTTCTGAACTAATAAAAGAACAAACGAAATTAGAAGGAAAAAATAGTATTGAGAACATGAAGAAATTAGTAAAATAAACAGCCCTCATAACGTTTTTGGCGGGTTAATTATCCGCCATTTTCCAATTTATTAATTATTTAGCTATCTAGCTGTAACGCTTTCGCTTTTACGGTACCCTGCTGCGTATAACGCGACCTCTGGCAGGCAACATGAGCCTTCGTACTTGCTCACCATGCTGGTGATCGTAACCACTTCTGATTTCATGCATAAGTTTCACCATTTGATTTTAGGATTTCGTTGACTTGCGTGGTTAACTACTTTGTACATAGCATCTTCAGATTTTTGTGATATATCACCGCTGTATGGCTTAAATGAAAGGGTTGTCATTGTCGCCAACAAGAATCTTGGGCAGGCTTCCCTTTTACCAATTTTTTCAGCTTTTGTTGCGCTTCTAATATATGGCTGAGCTACAGCCCCTTCCTTTTCTGCCACAGCACGCGCAGCTTCTAGTCGACGCAGTCTACGCCTTCCCTTTGATGTTTTTGGTGGGAGTGATTTGCCATAAATTATGGTTGCCATGAAGTCATATCCTTACTAGAAGAGTATCGATTGGACTTGGAAAGTTACTATTTTATAGATTACGACTCATATCACTTCATCACGAGCTGTTCTGATGATTTTATTGACTACCATTTTTTATGGCGATTTCGTTGATGTGCATGATTTACCACTCTGTACATTAAGTCATCGTGTGGTATTTCAGGTTCTTTTTCCCCTCCGCGAGGTATGGTTGTAAACAGCGATTTATCAACCCTATCTACTGCGTCGCGATTAAGTTCAACCTCTAATGAGGTATCTGGTTTCGATTTTACCCCGACAGACGTTGGATTTTGTTTCTTCCACTCCTCTTGTTTTGCTTTTCTTTTTTCTCTACGTCTTGCTTGCGCATCCATTGTTCACCTCGCGGAAAGGGTTGAGGTATTACGATATCCTGCATTGTACATTGCGACTTCAGGCAAGCAAATCGAACCGGTTACCTCTTCTTCACCTCTAACAACTGGTGTCGGTAGGGATAGTGCTTTTACTGTTCTCTCTGAGTATCCAGAGAGCGTGGCAGCGATTTTGTTTGCCAACCGGCGCTCTGCATTGGCTGAGTTTCTTTCTTCACTACGGCGCTCTAAACGTCGTAATTTGCAGCGTTGTTTTGCGTTCATGGATTTCTCCGTTAGTTAGCTTTGGCTGTGATGCGCCAGATGCTTATCTTCTGGTTGGGTCTTAGCCCTGCAATTCACATCACCGCCAAAGCCAACTTAACTTTGGTGTACACCTCTCGGCATACCTTCTGATTGTTAAAGAGCATCCAACTTCCTGTTGGTTAGTGCGTCCTGCCGTGTTGATGGATTTAAGAATACTAGCGATATTTATTATTGTAAATACCTAAAGTATTCAATCGTGGTAAAAAATATCTTACGTATTGATTTTCATGTGTTTTTATTTTTTGGGAGTTCCATTAGCAATTAGATGATAAAGTGAGCAAAACAGGAGGGGATATGGATAAGAACGCGATCGGTTATAACGACCTATGCGAAGCGGTGGGTAAGGCAACGCTGAATTTGGTGTCTTACGAGCAAGAGGTGAAGAAGGAGTGAGGGCAATAAAAACCCCGCTCAGCAGCGGGGATATTTAGCAATTAATGCAACTTTTCTTAATACTTTAAATACTTAAGTGAGTCCGAGATCGCTCGCTCAATCCATTGGCATAAACAGGATTAAAGCTACGCGCCATCAAGGCTATTCATCGCCATGCGATACAGTGTGAAAGCTGCTGTCCACGTAACAATGAAAATAATGCATAGGGTAATGATTGCTTTTCTGCTCATCAGGGCCCCGCAAGTTAACAAACTATTTTAGAAGGTGTCTTCAGGCCACTGGGCCTTGATTACTTTCCCTATAATGCGGCAGTTAATTCCGCACTCTAAGCTCTGGTAACGCGGGTTAGGGTTGAGCGGCTCAAGCCACGGCCTCCCATCTTCAATGACAAATCGCTTGAAGGTCACAGACGTGTCGTTATCAATCCCAGCAACACAATAATCTCCAGAAACAACGTCCTCAGCAGGGTCTACAAGAATTAGCATCCCCTCGGGAAAGCTAGGGCGACTGCCAGTTGGAGCTGTCATCGAGTGACCCTCAACAACAAGCCAGAAAGCCATGTCACTAGCCTTTTTGGTTGTGCCGATCCAGTCCTTAGCGTCTTGCTCTGTATAACAACCAACTGAGCTGAATGATCCAGCCTGAACACTGGTGAATAGAGGGTATTCATAACCCTTCATAACTGAATTAGCTGCTAATTCAGACTCGCTGTTAGAGGCTGCATACTCGGCAACCTCCCTAGCAATAGCAGGGCTGAAATCAGAAATGGGAACTTGCAGGATTTTAGCAAATCCCGACGCGATAGGTGCATTAAGGGCATTTCTGCCGTTTAGGTAGTGACCCACTGCGCCCTGAGAGATACCGAGTTCGTCAGCGATGGTGTATTGAGTCACACCTAACGTTTTTTTCTTTGACTCATACAAAGCCTTCAGTCGCTTAGCGTCTTCAAGCTGTTCTGTCGTCAGTACCTTTTTAGTTTCCATACTCATATTGTAATAGCGATAGTATTTAATGTGAAATATCTGGCGTATTGTGCTTTATGAATACCTGTAGTATTCTTTGTGTGAAAAGAAAATGGAGTGAGCCTATGAACAAAATGACTTTAGCTGACTACGCCAAAATTCACGGACAGGCAAAGGCCGCTAGTGACTTTGGTGTGATCCAATGTGCAATTAGTAAAGCCATTCGCGCTGGTCGTCATATTTTTGTGACAGTGCAGCCAGATGGAAGCGTTAAGGGTGAGGAGATTCGCCCATTCCCAAGCACAGCCAAAAAAGCCGAAATTTAAGCAATACCGCTCTTTAACAGTCATAGCCTCCCTGCCGCAATGTGGGGAAACCCTAAACCACCTAACCGGTGGTGTAACTATTTATTCAACAAAGGAAGTATCACAAATGGAACATGCAACAACACGCAATAAAGCACGTGCAATTGAAAGCAAGTTATTAAACAAGATCGCCGTTCGCGGTGTAGCAAATATCGCGGAAGCGGTGGGGGTTGATAAATCCCAAATCAGCAGATGGAAAGAAGCGCTCATTCCTCGCATGTCGATGTTACTGGCTGTTCTGGAATGGGGCGTTGAAGACGAAGAGTTATCGCAGCTGGCTAAGAAGGTCGCGGTAATGCTCACAAATGAAAAAGCCCCGAACTGCGCGAACAGTTTCGAGGCTTAGTTGTAATCGACGTTGCAAATCAATCACGAGAGGTAATTATACATGACAACTACTGGATCAACAACCAGTGTGGAGGTTGCTAATGAGTAACCTCGCTCAACAAATCGTAGTCCCGATAAGACCTGATTTGCAGGTCGTGGAGCAACGTGTGGCAGATATCGATGATGGGTATACCAGAGTCGCTAACGAGCTGCTAGAAGCTATCGCAAGCGCAGATTTAACAGCGCGTCAGTTGAAGGTCATGCTGGCTTACGTAAGAAAAACGTATGGCTTCAACAAGAAAACAGATCGCATTGCCGATGAGCAGATTGCTCAGGTTACAGGGCTGTCTCGACAGAACGTAAATAAGGCAAAAAAAGAGCTGCTTTCAATGAATTGTCTGTTACTCGATGGAAACAAAATCGGCGTTAACAAGGAGGTTTCAGCGTGGCAATTTAGCAAGTGTCTCCAAGTTAGCAACTTTGTCTCTAAGTCAGAGACAAAATGTGTCTCCAAGTTAGAGACAGTCGATGTCTCCAGTTTAGAGACACACAAAAGACATTCTTTAAAAGACAAGAAAGACAATATTAATAAACCCCCTATAGTCCCCCAAGAATCAAATCCTAAACCCAAGGCGAAACCGAAAACATCGCTTGATGCAGCAGTTGCCGAAATACCTGAATGGCTTAGCAGGGAGACATGGCTGTCATGGGTTAGCTACAGGAAGGAAATCGGCAAGACGATTAAATCCTCGCAGACGATCACACAGGCAATCAACGTTCTGACGAAAAGCCGTGAGATTGGCTACCAGCCTGAAGAGATTATCAATCAGAGCATCGCTAGCGGCTGGGTTGGGATATTCGTCCCTAAGCAGCCTATGGCACCAACCAAGCATGTTACTAAATCGGCACCGGAAAATTTCTCCGTCAAAGACTATGGGCAAACAGACATACCAGCATGGGCGGAGCAACCATGAACCTGATAGAAAAAATCATCAACGTTGAGAAGCGACTCAATGACCTATCCAAGCCACCAATTGAAATCGAACATACCGTTGTCGCTTACTCAACTGCCGTGTGTGAAAAGCATGGTGAGTTTGAACAGAGAACGCGGCAGTCAGTCGGCCCGGTGAAAGTCCCATCTTACCCGTCACCATGCCCCAAGTGCTTGGCAGAAGAGCTGGATCACTTGAAGGCTGAGCAACAGGCCACAGATGAACGCGCTAAGCAGCGCAGAATCGATAACCTAATGCGCGAGCTAGAGGTTCCTGAGCGATTCGTACCCTGCACACTGGATAACTACGAGCCAGTCAACCCAGAAGCTAAGCGTTGCTTGAACGTTTGCAAAGCGTATGCGGCTAAATGGCCTGAGAGACTGAAGCAGGGCGGTGGGCTGGTGATGTGCGGTAAGCCTGGTACCGGAAAGAATCACCTGGCACTGGCTATCGCTAAACATGTGATCCGCGAACATCAGGACTCGGCGCTGTTTACGACTGCGTTACGAGTGGCCAGAAACTTCAAATCGACATGGAGCAAGACGGCAACCATGACGGAAGCAGAAGTGATTGCGACATACACCGCGCCGGACCTTCTGATTATCGATGAGGTTGGCGTTCAGTTCGGCTCTGACTCTGAAAAGATGATCCTGTTTGAAATCATCAACACCCGATACGAGAAGATGCGCCCGACCATCCTGATAAGCAACCTGACTCGGGAAGAACTGGTTACGTTTATCGGTGAGCGTGTTCTTGACCGTATGAGCGATGGCGGTGGATGTACGCTGGCTTTTACATGGGACAGCTACCGGTCGAAGAGAGCAGCGTGATGTCAAAAATTAGAACGGTACCTGAGGAGTGAGATTTGCAAATCGACATGGTTAAAAATGCCGGAGGCGTCTTTGTACCAATGTTCGAACACGATTTACCCCGCCTAACCAAGTTCAAAAATGGTGAAGTCTACACCGCTGATTTCAAGCTATCCCGCAATCCGATATTTCACAAAAAGATGTTTGTCTTCTTCAAATTCTGCTTTCAGCACTGGAGTGCAAACAAGGCAGGTCTTGAGCATATGGATGAGCACAGCCAGTTTGACCGGTTCCGCAAAGACCTAACGATTCTCGCTGGTTTTTACGAGCAGACAATACGGCTAAACGGTGAGATGCGGACTGAGGCTAAGAGCTTGGCATACGCGAACATGGAAGCGGATGAGTTCGAACGTTGCTATAACGCGATGATTAACGCAGCCATCAAACATATTTTCGCTGGAACGAGAGACGAAAATATCCTCAATCAGCTACAGAGCTTCTTCTAGATAAGGAGAAATTTTACTCAATTGATAGCACTGTTAGTCGGGTATTGGAGTTGCAGATGTGGATATGAAATGCCCGCTGAATGAAGCGGGCCATTAACTAGCGAGCTACGAGTACTGAACACTTTGCATGCCGCACTATGGCAGCAGCATTAGACCCAATGAGGTACGTGGCAATACTAGGACGATTGGATCCAATGATAATCAAGTCTGCATTAAGATTCTCTGCAAGCTTAAGAATCTGATCTTTTGGCGTTCCGCCAGAAATAATATGGTGTTCAATTCTGTCTTCAGAAATATTGAATTTACTCACAATT